GACGATGCAGACGGCGAGGACGACTCGGTTATGCTGGCCGAACAGGCATGGACCGAAGAAGAAGCTTTCCAGCAAACGGGAGCGGTGTTCTTTGGGTCGAAGCAACTTACTGATCAGACCAATGCCTTCGTCAAGCACAAAGCCAAGACCTACATGTATATCGCTGGCGATGATTTTTCTGCCATGCGGATTTATCCTGCTCAGAACATGCGCTCGGTTGAGCTCAAGGTTTGGGAGGAGCCGGAGCATGGTGCTCAGTACGTTATGGGTATCGACCCGGCGTTTGGCGAGAATGAGAACAACGATCGATCCTCGATCGAGATATGCCGGTGCTACGCTGACGGGATTGATCAGGTTGCAGAGTATGCTTGGCCGCTGATCACGACCCAGCAATTCGCCTGGGCGATCGCGAGCCTCCTCGGTTGGTACGGCAATGGCGCTGATATCAATTACATCCTTGAAATCAACGGTCCTGGCTCGGCGGTGTTCAACGAGTTGAAGTCGTTGAAATTCAAGATCGATAACGATAAATCAGCCCGCAAGGATCTCGAAGAACGAGGGCTGACCAACGTATTCAAGAACGTCAAGACCTATATCTACACGCGCGCTGACGCCATGGGTGCCGGGTCCAATTGGCACTGGGAAACGTCAACCAAGCGCAAAATACTGATTCTGGAGCGGCTGCGCGACTTCGTGTCGACCGGCAAGCTTCACATCCGCTCGGCGTCATTGGTCGAGGAAATGAAGACCGTGGCGCGCGAGGGCGACTCCATCGGCGCACCGCAAAGCATGCGTGACGATCGGGTCATCGCCATGGCGCTGGCAGCCTATTACTGGGACACCAAGATCAAGAATAACATGATTACTCAACGCCGTACCCGCGATGCGGAGGCGGCCAAGAAGCGGGCTTCGATCGTTGATCAGGTTGCCTTGTTCAATGCCAACCATCTTGATATGTTCTTCGCCCAGAAGCGTGCTGTCAGGCGCGTCGAGAACCAGATGATGCGTCGCAACGCCTGGAGATACCGATGAAATTGCGTTGTACCTACTGCCGCGGCGCTTTCCCATGGGATTCAGCGTTGCCGTGGCCGAAAGCTTGCCCGTTATGCGCCGAGGATATCAGCATACCGGATCGGGGCGATGGCGGCGTGGTTATGCCGTTCATCCGTAGCGCCAAGATGGCAGCGACCGATAAGACCTACCGCGACATGGAAGCGGGATCGGAAACGCGAGTCGAGCGCGCTGCGGAAGTGACCGGCTCGACCAAGGAAGACATGGCGTCGTTGCGCATTACCAACATGCACGACAACATGCGGCAGGGCGATATCGCTTCTATGGAAGTGTCTCAGGCCGATGCGGCACTGGCGCGTTTGCAGGCGGCGTCCCCGATGAAGATTGGATTTCAGGAGAACGGCGCGGAATACAGTTCGGGCATTTCGACCGGCGCCGTGGCTGTGAATGGCAAGATCACGACCGGGATTGAGCCCAACGCGGGTGCGCGTGCCGCCATGCGAGTGCAGCGCAAGATGCAGGGGTACTAAGTGATCACTGTTCCCTCTGGTGATCGCGAGCTTCTGGCTTTTGCCAACGAACATATCGAGATGTGCCGCATCAGTGTTGGGATGCGGGCCTCGTATTGCCGGTTGATGAATGCGATTGCCGAGACCGGGCGCTACGACGGCACCAAAGCGCTGGTGAACATGCTCACGACGCATCTCAACCGCACCACGGCGCATCTGTTCAGCCCCGTCGAGTTGAAATTTGCCATCGATTTCGAGCGCTCGTATCCGAAGAACTTTCTGCAGCGCGCTGCTGTCGTGGGAAAGATACTGACGCGATCCTGGGAGCGCACCAACACTGATCACATGTTTGCTCTCGGCGTGTTTCAGTCGTTGAAGTACGGCGCTTGTCTGCTCAAGCAGTGGGTGCAGACGGAAGGGTCTGATGGCACTCCTCACTACTACAAGAAACTGGTGATGCCGTGGCAGTTCGGTGTCTATAACGAATCCGAGAACGAGATTGACCGTCAGCCGGCGATGGTGGAGACAACGACAATGACGCTGCCGGAAGTGTGGCGGCGCATTTATCATCTCCCGAATGCCAAGAAGCTGTTCGAGAAGGTGCGCGGCCACGCCATGCGCGGGCAGGCGATGTCCGATCCGCAGTCTTACTTTCATCAGGTGCTATCGACCTCGGCGCTGCAGACCGGAGTGTCCGGTGCTACCCGGCCGCTGCCTGGCGGCATCGTGCAGCTCAACAACGATCCGAATTACGCCATCATGGGACCGACTGTTGGTGCCGATGTCGTCGATGTCCACGAACTGTGGATCCAGGACGACACGGACTACACCACTATTATAAAGATCGAGCCGGATATCATCGTTGCGCCTTACGGCAAGAAGATGAATCTTACCGGTGTTGACGGCTTGCAGCCCTACACGCTGATCCAACCGAATGAAGTGGCAAACTGGTTCTGGGGCCGGTCGGAACTGGTTGACTTGATTGAGCCACAGATGCTGCTGTCGACGTGGCTCGACGATGCCAAGCGGTTGTTCGGGCTGCAGGTCGATCGCATTCTAGGGTTCATCGGCGATAACGGCATTGATGACGAGAAGTACGGCCAGTTCCGCGGCGCTGGCTACGTTAATCTTCAGCAAGGCTCGGATATCAAGGATATCACGCCTAAGATTTTCCCCGAGATGATGCCGATGATCAAGTTCGTCATCGAGCAAATAAATTGGCTCTCGGGCTTCCCGGACATAATGCAGGGCAAGGGCGAGCCGGGGGTGCGCGCCGACTCGCATGCCAATACGTTGATGAAAACAGCTTCGCCGTATCTGCGCGACCGCGCTCTCTTGGTGGAACGTCAGGTGGCGACCGCTGCCGACAAGACGCTATCACTCAAGGAAGCCAAGGACGCTAGCAAATACTGGACCGATGGCACGACGATACAAACCATGTCCGATACCGAATTTTTGCTGACCGACCTGCCTGATGATTGGCGCGTCAGCGTCGATTCGCATTCGTCCAGCCCGATATTCTCCGACGAGAACACACAACTGATCATGGCTGGCTTGAAGACAGGCATCGTCACTGGTGAATACGTCGTGGATAATCTGCCCTTCCCTAACAAGGAAGAAGCCAAGGCGCAGAAGAAAGCGGCTGACGAGCAGAAGCAGGCGATGCTGCAAAAGCTGATGCAGGATTACCCTGAGATTGGTGAAGTGCTTGCCAAGAAACAGGTTGGCGGCGGCAAGCGCTAGTTGCCGCGCCCGTTGAACGGGCTTGCTCCCATTGGCTGCAGTACCGCGGGACCGCGCATGGCTGCTCGGATGGCCGGATCAGTCTCAGCGGCTTTTTGGAATTCGGCCTGGGTCCTCTGCTGGTGCAGTGAACGGGCAATATGCGCTTGCTTGGAGAGTTCGAGTTCTTCCATCATCAGGCCGGCGATCTCTTTGGAATTGAAAGTGGCGGTCTGCCCGAAGTCATCGGTTATCCCGGTGTAGTTCCCTGGATCATGAATCGTTGCCTGAATATTGTTCCAGGCGTCAGTTGCGGCTTGCTCGGTCTTGTAAACAAATTGCCAAATTGCTGGTGCGGTGCCGAACGCTACGGTGATGACGTGCATTAGCTTCGTCCTTGGTTAAAGTTGGCTGCCCACTCTTTGAATTCTTCAATCGGCAGGCGGATGCAGTTACGTCCGAAGCGTATAACTGGTGGCGGTTCGCCAGTTAATTTGCACGGTTTGTCTTTTCCCTGATCGGCAATCCAACTGTAAACCGTGACGTAATGGACGTTCAAATATCGGGCGGCTTCCTTGACCGTCCAATAGCTTTTTTCGGAGCGCGAGGTTTTCACGGCGGGTCGCGTTTTCATTGGCGGATAGCAATATCGCAAAGCCGCTCTAAAGGCAATACGCAGTTATAGATGCGCTATTAGGCGCTTTCCTTCATGTAGGAAACTATCCTCCTGTCGCATCGCAAGCATTCAGCCCGGTGCGTTTCAATGCAACCTGAGAGGAGAACCACATGAATACGGTTCGGAATCGGAAGCACAAGCGCAAGGGCCGCCGGTAAATCACCGATGCCCATTGGCTCCCCACCCGCCGCAGCTCAAGGAGCACCGCAAGGTGCGGCCCCAGGCGCACCGCAACCCCAGCAACCTCCGTTCGGTTCGAGCTCCGCTACTGGTCCGACGCCGAACAAGGGCTATGAGGCGGCGGCAATGCAGCGGGTGGGAGTTCTTGTCAAGCAGATGACCGAGATTTTACCTACTGTCGGAATCGCGTCCGACATTGGGCAAGCTCTCCACAAGGCAATTGGCATTTTAGGCAAGCACGTTCCGCCTGGCTCGACCAGCAACGCCGCTGAGAAAAATTCGATCGAGAAGATGGCGATGCAGAACCAGCAGAACGGCGCGATGCAGCAGCAGCTCAAGCAGCCCGGTGCTGGTGGCGCGCAGCCGCCGCCCTCGATGCCGCCCAAACCGCAAATGCCGCAGGCAGCGTGATGAATATCTTCGAGGAAAAAGTTACCGAGATGCCGGTGCAGGACAACGTCGAGACTGCGCAGTCGGTAGCTCAGGTCCGCGCACTTGCCGTGCCGGCATCAATGACGGATTTCGGCGCGCGCTCGGTCGTGCACGTCGATCGGCCGCGTTACGGCCACAAGGTTTGAAGGAGAAGTTGCGATGTCAAACGTGAACGTCTTCCAGAATTCCGCGAAAACGGTGCCGACGAGCGATGAACAGATCATTCGCGTCGACATGGAGCAGGACGACATCGGCGGCCGCAAAAGTCACCTGCCTTCATCCATGAAGTCGGGCGCGCTCACCATCAACCATGTGCCGAATGCCGGCTCGACCACGGGGAAGTAACCAATGCCGATGGTCGAAGTTGATGAAGTCCAGCTTCAGCAGAACAACAAGCTGAAGCAGACCGTTGAAGGCTGGCTCAAGAATCCGAAAGCGCGGCGCAAGGTTCTCGAAGCGCAGAAGCTGGTCGATCCGAAAGCAGACATCCCGGAATTGGAAGAACCAGATCCGATCGAGGCTGCGACCAAGCCGCTGGCTGATCAGGTTGCGGCGCTTTCGAAACAGATCGAGGAAGACAAGGTTACGCGCGAGCGCGACACCCGTCTGCAGCAGCTCCAAGCCCTGAAGGACAACGGCATCAAGCGTCTGCGCGATCAGCGCTACACTGATGACGGTATCAAGGCCGTCGAGAAGATCATGGAGGAAAAGGGCATCCTCGATCCGCTCGACGCCGCCGCCATTTTCGAACGCGACCATCCTCCGCAGGCGCCGGTTCAGCAGACCGGTTCGGGCGGCTGGAATTTCGGCGAGTTGCCGTCCTCGACCGAGGATGCTGACGAGAAGTACGTCGATCAGCTTCTCAAGGCCGGCAAGAACGATATTTCCGACGGCGCGCTTATGCAGCGGGTCCACAACACTATCAACGAGGTCCGCGGCAACGCGCGACGCTAACGTAGGAGGCTGTTTTGCCACTTCCCGGTCTAGGCGTCGCACCCGCTGCGGGTTCACTTTATCAGGAGTTGGCTTCGGCTACACGGAGGGCTTTCGTTCCCCGTTTGTTCGTGCAAATTTACTTCGCCTCGCCAACCTTATTCTACATGACCGGCAATGCGCAGCGCGCCGCCGGCGGCCTCAACCAGATCACTGTGCCCGCGCAGGGCCAGTCGATGGTGCAAGGCCAGTTTACCGGGTATGGCGGTGGTTTTAATTCGCCTGTCATCACCCCCGGTATTCAGAACCTTCAGTTCAATCTCGCCTACTGGGTTGTGCCGATCCCGCTGCCCTTCGGCGAAACGATCATTCAGGCCACCGATCGCGAGATATCGATTCTCAAGGCGCGCATGAACGACGTGTATGCCGTGACACGCCAGAACATGGCGCGTCTGCAGTTCACCAACAACTCGGCCAGCACGCTTCTGCCCGACAGTTTCCAGAATGCGTTTGACAATGGCACGAACTTCCCGACTTACGGCGGCGTCAACCGCAACAACCAGGGCAATTCGGCCTTCAAAGGCCAGTACATCAATCTGAATTCGGGCACCTTCTCGCTTGGGACGACCGGCTTCACCCGCAAGTCGATGGCGACGCTCTTGTCGTATGTCACCGATCAGGCGGGCGGCGAGTCGCCGACCTTCGTCGTGATGAACCCAGGCGATTACGCCACGCTCAATCTGGACTTCATCGGTATTGAGCAAATCCATCAGATCCCGCCGGCTCAAGGGCTCACGATGGACACCGCTGTCCGGTCGAGCTTTCCAAACCTTTTCGTGTCGGGCA